CCGCGTAGAGGTGTTATGACTCGTTACGCTAAGAAAATCGTAAGACCAGAATTCTACGGTAAAATCTTAGTTGATGGTTTAGAGACTCTATAATCATAACTGATTTATTTATTAAAAGGGAGGGTAGAAATACCTTCCCTTTTTTTATGTCTATTATTTGATTTTAATATTTATACTAAATAAATTCCCACAAAAATGTCAAACGGATATACTGCATACGAAAAAGCAAAAGAATATACAAAAATATATACATTAGATTCTACCGATGAAATGGTGGTAAAACAAGAAGATGGGTATTTGGGGTATATTTCAGTATCGGATTTAACATCTTATATAAATCTAAGAACTGCTGAAAAATTGGGATGGGCTAGATACGATGATACACAATATACAACATCATCTGCATTTACTTTAACAGTTGCGGCAGGAGAACAACCCCTACCAAATAATGGTGGATATACAATAGAAACCCATTTACACTCATCTATTTCATTTTATGATAGTAGTTCTAATAAAATACAGGTAGAAAATGCAGGTGATACTTATGTATGCACTGTTGTATTTGATGCAAAAACTGCAAATGCAAATGGAACATCTATAAGAGTTCAATTGGATAATACAACCGGAACTCCATATGAAAGAGTTGGTAAGGATTTATTTTTTGGAAAAGGAAATGATATTTGGCACGAATTTCACGAAGTATTTCAATGGTACGCAGATGAAGATTTTGTAGCAAATGGTAATCGTTGGAATGTTCAGGCATTTGGAAATACGGTGAATATAGCAAATGTTGTATTCTTCATTCAAAGAACGCAAAATCACTCAACATAAATTAAAAAGAGTAGTTTTATCTACTCTTTTTTTATTCTTATATTTATAGTAGTAAAACTATAAATTTTAGATATGTCTCAAAATATATACTGGTCGGGTTCAACTGCATCGGAATTTTCATCATCGGTGGCATTATTGGAAGCAACTCCGTTTGGGTTGTATGATGCGGATGCTGATTTTAGAAACGATGCTCCAAAGACTGCAACGTGGGTAGCAAAGAGATTGGGATACCCAATTGTAAATATTGAATTAGATAACCCACAAATTTGGGCTTGTTTTGAAGAATCTGTTTCAGAATATTCTGCACAAGTAAACCAATTTAATCTTCGTAATAACCTTGATATTTTAAGAGGGCAACCAAAGGGTAGAGTTTCAAACTTTTCTCAAACTCTTGTTGATGGTTCATATTTACCAACTACAATTCGTATGGCACAACAATACGGAACATTAGCAGGTGTAGGTGGGCAAACTGCAATTAAAAAAGCATATATTGATTTAACACCAGGTCAGCAGATATATAATATAATGAGTGCATCTATTGATGTGGAGACCTCATCATCATTTGCAACATTATTTACTGGAAGTTCTACAATAGATGTAACAAGAGTATTTCACGAAGCAACTCCTGCGATTGCAAGATTCTTTGACCCATATTCGGTAGGAGCACAAGGTACATTGAATTTAATGAGTGAGTTGGGGTTTGGAAACTTTTCACCTGCTGCACAATTTTTAATGATGCCTCTTTATGAAGATGTGCTAAGAATGCAACAAATTGAATTCAACGACCATATCCGTAAATCTGCACATAGTTTTAATATCGTAGATAATAAATTAGAGATATTTCCTATACCAACCGCAGGAACTGTTAGTAGAGTTTATTTTGAATATATGGGTAGAGATGAATTTGAACATGATTCACAAACTATTCAAGCAGATTCACTTTCGGACTATTCTGATATTCCATATAATTTCATTCAGTATTCAGATATAAACGATGTCGGTAAGCAATGGATTAGAAAATATACTTTGGCTCTTTCTAAGGAGTTACTAGGGGCAATAAGAGAGAAGTATAGTTCTATACCTATACCAGATGCAGAAGTATCCTTAGATGGGGCAGCATTGAGGGCAGAAGCACAGGTAGAGAAGGATTACTTGATTACTCAATTGAGAGAAAACTTAGAAGAAATGAGTAGATTAAAAGTGATGGAAAATAAGTCTCACGAAGCAGACCATCATCAAGAAATGTTGAGAAAAGTTCCGTTAAAAATATATGTAGGATAATATGCCAAAGTTTTTAGTAGGTAGAGATATTGATTTTTTCAAAAGTATCGCAAGAGAAATAGTTGATGATGTGATACAAAATACAATTGTATTGTTTAAAGTAAATTTAACCGATACAAAGGTAAATATCTATGGAGAATCACTAAATAAAACTTGGCATACCGGTGTTGAAATGTATGCTTTAATAAACAAAGACCCATCAACTATAAATTACGAAGGGTTTGGTTCTGATTCAGGACAAACAATTGAATTTAGATTAGATAGATGGGCTTGTGAAGAAAAGAATGCGTATCCTGAAACAGGCGATGTTATATATTTTGATGAATCGTACTATCAAATAGATAATACATCTGAAACACAATTTGTAGGTGGACAAACACAAAACAACTTTAGTATTGTTTGCTCTACATTTATGGTAAGAAAATCAGACTTGAATATAGAAGAAAGAATAAACTAATATGTCTACAAATCCACAAAGAAAAGACTTAAACAGAGCAAATCAAATTAAATCTGAAAAGGGAGACTTAAAACAAAGTATTTCTCTTTTTGATATTGATTATGCAATGATGTCTTATTTAGAAGATACAGTTTTACCAACTTTAGATAATAATGGAACTGCATTAAAAATACCTGTAATCTATGGTAATTCTGAAAGATGGAATGGTGCAAGAAGACAAGGTGTGTTTAGAGATAATAAAGGGCAGATACAATTGCCAGTTTTGATGATTCGTAGAACTTCTATTGCAAAGGATGATACAATGCCTATGATTAGAAGAGAAGTATCGTATTCTGGTATTACAAAGTATTCAAAAGATAACAAATATGATAGATTTACATTATTGGGTAAAAACACACAACCTAAATATGAAATCTACAATATAAAGATGCCAGAATATGTAGAATTAAACTACGATTGTATGTGTTGGACATCTTACACAGAACATCTAAATACAGTTGTAGAACAATTAAATTACACAGGACAATATTGGGGTGATAAAGATACTTTTAAGTTTAGAACTGAAGTAGGAGAATATAATATAGTAAATGAAATAGGTGAAGGAACTGAAAGAATAAACAGAGTAGAATTTTCATTAAACGTAAAAGCATATTTATTGCCAGAAACATTTGATGGGGAAGCAACTACTCAAAAATCTATGTCTATTAAAAAAGTAGTTGTATCAACAGAAACGGATGTAACTGCAAATGGTAGATTAGAAGGATTACTAACAACCCCATCTCCATATTACGATAATAAAGATTTAATAGATTTTCTTTCACTTAATAATAGTAGAATAGGAATACCAACTGTAAATAATACAATAACTTTTACAGATATAAAACTAATAAGAACACCGGAGCAATTAGCATCCGTTGTAACCGGTGGAATATCTGCAGCAGGATTAACTTATGATATAAAAGTTTATATAAACGGTGTTAGATATTATCAAACATCCCATTTTACGATAGGTGTTTCATTAACAACATTTACATTGAATTTTTTACCTGATAATTTGGCATTCGATGTAACACCTACCGATGAAGTTATTATAACTGGTAAATTTGTTAATTTATAATGAAAAGAACTCTATTAGATATGACAAAAAAAATAAGTAGAAATCCAATAAAAGTGGAATTGAAACCAAAAGATTTGGAAAACCCTACATATTGGATTTTTGAAGCAAAGGGGTATAGATTTACCGAAATTCTAAGAGAAATTGAAGTTAGAAAACTACAAGACAGAATTTCAGTCTATGTGAATACTCAGAATATATCACCACGTGATTATGTAGTACAATCTGGAAATGATGGATTGATAATTAAATTTATAAAAAATAAATTCGAATACGAATTAGATGAATTTGATTATATTGAAGTAACTGGTGATATAGAAAAATATGCTTAATAGATTTAATTCAAATGCTAGAAAGTTAAACGGAATTATACCAAAAATAAATCCGAATAATTTAACGTCTACTGATTTGACAGGAAGTTTGGCAAATATAGAAATTCCAACTACAAATAAATTTAACTCAAATACAAAAACAAACACAAATACAACTAAGTTAATAAATAATAAAAATAAAATATCAGATTTTCACAAAGAAATATTACAATTTAGTGCTAGATATGCAAGTAGAACTATAAATGAATTTGATAATTTAAAAAATACACTTACAATTTATAATGTAAGTTTAGATTATGGGACTGAGGGAGCATCTGTTAATAATTTTGAAATATTTGTTTTTGGATTACATATTCCTGGTAACTTTACAATTAAAGAAGTTGGGAATAACGTCGTTATACAATTAAATGATTATTATATTGATTATGATAATGTAACAATTGACGATATTTATGTTATGGGTAAATTATTAGATATACCAATATCAACCGAAGATAACATTAATATAACAACGGAAGATGGATTAGATATAATAATATAATAAATGGCAAATATAAGAAAGAAAATATCGGAATTAACACCATTAACATCTGCTTCGTTGGATACAACCATCGTTGGTGTTAATGATGGTGTAACATATAAGATTGAATTAGATGTACTAGCGGAATCCGTTAAAGATAGAATAAATAGTATAGATGTAATTAGATTAAATAATTTAGAATCTACAACTGGTTCTTATTTAACATCTTTAAATGGAGCAATAAGTTCTTCATCCCAATTAACATCTTCATTTGATTTAAAATATGTATTGAGTGGTAGTATTCCTACATTACCTACAAATTTAATAAGTTCATCTACTCAAATAAGTAATTTGGGGTTCATATCAACATCGGTAGATATTTCATATATAAACCAATTTACATCTTCTCAATCTGCAATAAATACTGCATTTACAAATGGTGTGGGTGGTAGATTGACAACATCTTCATTCAACCAATACACATCGAGTATTTCAACTGCAAGTTTGGTAGATAGATTAAATTCAATTGAGAATGAAACAGGTTCATTTTTAACAAATTTAAATGGAGTAATAAGTTCTTCATCCCAATTAACATCTTCATTTGATGTTAGATATACGTTAAGTGGTAGTGTTCAGAGTGTAGTATTACCTGCAAATTTAGTAAGTTCATCTGCTCAAATAAGTGCATTAGGATTTATCAGTTCATCTACATCAACGGATATATCTTCATTAAATTCATTTACTGCATCACAATCTATATTAAATACTGCATTTACAAATGGAATAAGTGCAAGATTACAAACATCTTCATTTAATGATTATACATCATCAGTAAATAATAGAATAACTACATTAGAAGGAACTATCATAAGTGGCAGTCCAAATTATACACAAATATTAGGAAATAGAAGAACCTCAATTAGTTCGGTTGGAACTTCAATAATAAGTGGAAGTATAACTACAACTGGTAATCCTGTTCAAATAACAATTACCGGTGATGCAAATCCAATAGGAGGAGTTGCGTATGGTAGAATACAAATTTTTAGAGATAATACCGCTATTGGTGCTATTGTTCAAGTAGAAAATAGTGCAAACTTAAATGTACCATATTGTTTAAACATAATAGATACACCATCATCAGGTACTTATGTTTATAGTATGAGACTTGTTGATTCAATGTCAGGTACTTTTGATTTTGGTGAAGTAACCGGTCCTTTATTAACGGCAGTAGAATTAAAAACAAATACAAATTTACCATCTACAAATAATACATTTACAGGTACAAACACCTTTACAAACGAAACGACATTACGTGGTTTAGTAAATATTGGGACGGGAAGTGCAGATGAAGGTGGTGAAATCCAATTAGCAATACCACAAACAAATACATCTTTAACAACTAAAGTTATTGTTGATGTTTATAGAAATCAATTAAGATTATGGGAAGGTGGTCCAACTTCAAAAGGTGTAAATATTGATTTAACGAAAGCACCCGATAATGTTGCAGGTGAATTGATATGGAAAGCAAGTGGAATGGTAGCAGCAGGAACGTTTGTAACATTGGATAACCTTAAATGTACAGTAACAACAAGTGGTAATAGAGGATTAAGTATTGGTGCAGTATCAACAACATTTGAATCAGATGTAAGTGGTTGGTACACAGTTGCAGGTGGTAGTAATGGATTAACGGGAAATAACTACACAGTTACAACAACT